CCGTACTTGCTACGGAATGGAGCTGGACGAAAAATATCTTGATGTGATAAGAAAAAGATGGGCTAAATATGTTTACCCTGACAGATGGGAGAAAGAGTGGGAGATATTGACTCCTGCTATAGAGAAGTTATAATGGTAGTATGCCAAGTAAACCAAGAGCAAGAGTTGCCAACTGCCCTGTCTGTAGTAAAGACTTTAGGGCGGTTAAAGACCAGAATGGGCGGTTTGGCGGTAACATCAAACTACAGAAGTATTGCTCAAAAGATTGCTGGTCTATTCGCTCAACATCATTCATCAAATGTGATTATTGTGGTAAAGAAGTCAAGACTACCAGAAGCGAAAATAAACAATATTGTAATATGGAGTGCCGAGATAAAGGCTACAAGTATAAAACAGGCGAGCAAGCTGGAGCTTGGAAAGGCGATAAAGCATCTTACTCGGCTATACATAAATGGGTTGCATCACATTATAAGAAGTCTGATGTTTGTGAACATTGCAAAACGCAAGGCTATACAGAGTGGGCTAACATATCACAGGATTACCACCGAGAACGAGATGACTGGCTTAATCTATGCAAATCTTGTCATTTTATATATGACGGCGATCAGCACAAGAACTTTAGACGCTATAAGTAAGTATACAGATGTTATACGAAAGAGATATGCTAAGTTTATAGGTGAGGATGATTGGCAGGCAGTTACGTCTGTTATCAGCGAGGCAACAGCGCAAAATGGCAAATGACAACAATATCAAACCGCACGAGTTTAAGCCTGGTAAGTCAGGCAATCCAAAGGGTAGACCAGAGGGAATCCCTAACGCCCGTACTCGTTACCGTCGCTTCTTAGATCTAACCGAGAAAATAAAGAACCCGGTATCTGGCATCGAGGAGATTATGACCGTTATGGAAGCTCTTGATCTTATGCAGATAGCAAAGGCTCGCAAAGGCGAGTTGGCCTCATATAAGGAAATAGTAGATCGTATGGAAGGTAGGCCATCCGAGAACAAAGAGAATCCTGAAGCCTTAAATATTAAGTTTGAGGTTATCAATCGAGTTCCTGAACCTAAGGATTGACTATACCCCCTAGACGGTATATACTCCCTATATGCCTAAAATGACTGTTTACATACGCAAAGATGATATTGATGAATGGCGCAAACTTAGTGCTAAGTCTACTTTTGTCCATAATGCTTTGAATATTGTGCGTGAGGGTGGCGAGGAAGCTCTTGGTCTAATTGTTGATGATCGGACTCAAGTTACTAACTTAGATAAACCATTAGTAAAAGTCAATCTCAAAGGCGAACCCTTATGCAAAGTTCATGGCACACCTTTAGATACTCGTGGTCGTTGCCTACAAAAGGGCTGTAAATACGCCTAGATTAGTGCTATTATTGTCTTAGGCAATACGCCCGTAGAAATGCGGGTTTTTATTTTAAGGAGAACCTATGGCATCAGCAACACAACCTCAGTCACAGAAACTTGAAACTGGTAAATCTAATTTTGGCGGCGCACCAGTTGATGGCAACCGGAGTTTCCTAGTCGGAGTTGGATCATTCTTTCAGACGCAAGACGCTACACCGACAACAGCCCTTGTCTCGCCCCTTAGTGTTACCACCGGCACAGTTGTACCGCTTGTTATCCCATTAAACGCCGTAAGTATTACTATCGTTGCTCTGACTAATCCAGTGGCTATCTCGGAAGTGACCGGCACGTCCAGTTTGAGCCAATACTTTCAGTTGCCATCAGGCCAGTCCATTACTATCTCAGTTGCCAGGCAAGCCTATCTCTATCTATTGGGCGTAACTGGTACTTCGGTAGTGTCATTCATATTTAATACGATCTAGGAGGTTACTGTGACAAATCCCATCAAGTGGCCCACCCAATGGCGACCTCCATCTGGTCAAGGTTATGTTTTAGCTAGTGGTAGTTTGCCGCTAGAAACTAATCTATTTCTTCCGATTGTAGACAATACGAGTAATCATTATCCAATAATTAACACTCCAAGTTATGTTGTCCCCAAATATGCGACTAAATGGACAAGGCAGGCGGCATCATGACAGTTATTGCTAATACTATAGGTGGAGCTTCAACCTCAACAACTGCACCATTACCAGTAGCCACGACCATAGATCCGGTTAATGACTTACTGGCGATTTATACTAACTCGCTGACAGCTACTCAAGCTATTAGTCGGAATGTACTATTGGGGTTAGCCTCACAACCTCTCGGCTTAACTGATACCCAAAGTCCGACCAACAAGACATTTAACAACACTAACAGTCTGACGGTTGTGGCAGCTAATCTTACGATCCAAGACGGTACAGATAATACTAAGCAAGCTAAGTTTGTGGCCTCAGGTATTACTACGGGTACGACCAGAAGTTATACATTACCCAACGCTTCAGATACTCTAGTCGGTTTAGCCGTTGCTCAGAATTTGACCAATAAGACTTTAACATCACCCGTGACTATAACCATATCTAACACGGGTGGACTAACCACCGACACACTGACTACTTCAGGCAATGCCTCGATAGGCGGTACGCTTGGTGTAACTGGAGTTGTCACTCTTACCTCTAACTTGACAGTAGGTGGTACTTTAGGAGTAACAGGTGCTATAACTGGGCCATATAATATGTCTGGGGCGAATAACCCTTATAAGTTTAGTGTTTATTGGGCTGCTGGGGCTGGGGGTTATTTTGCTAGTAATTCCGTTTTCTATATCTTGAAGTTTGATACCAAGCCGTATGATACGTCCAACAACTTCAACACTTCTACTTGGACGTGGACTGTGCCGATGACTGGGATATATCATCTTTCTACCCAATGTTTAGTAAATAACGGTGGTACAGCGATGACAGCGGCGATTTCATTGTGCATCAATGGCTCACAATTCTTCACTAATTACATAGCAGGAACTAATAACCTCGGTAATATCTATCCCGCCATAAATAAAGATTTGCGGTTTACTGCTGGAGATACGGTCACTATATATGGTCAAGCTGGAAATAATGGTATCGGTTGTACGGGGGGAAACGGGACATTCTTTGATTGCTTCCTAGTGAGTGCAACATGACCGACCCCATAACAATAACCCTCATGAAACGGAAGATATAATATGATTACATTTACACAACTTTATACCGAAGCAGCTGATGGTTGCGGAATCGCTCTAACTGATACCGTGAACGTCAATTATATTAAGCGCAACATCAATAACGCTATTAAACTGTTTAAGAATGATGCTAGACGGTATTTCACTGAGAAGTGGATTGTAGCCGATCTCCAAGCTAACCAGCAATCATATACTTTGCCGGCCGACTCTATAAGGGGTAGTGCAGTCCGTATCAATAACGGCTCTCTGATATTCCCGATCACCTCATGTGAGTCTGAGCAAGCCTGGAATGCTCTAAATGTTATTCCTAACTTTGCCGTCTTTTATCCGCAAAAATACTTCTTTAGAGGGGCAACCGAGGTTCTGGTCTGGCCGACTCCGTCTACATTACTAACAGGAGGATTGATTATCGGTTATGACGCACGATTAGCAGATATGTATCTAGACGACACTGTAGGCGTGACTATCACTGCCACCAATAACTCTCAGACGATTACTTGTACAACGGGGAGCTTTAACGCCAATATGGTCGGTATGAAGTTCAGTGTGACTGACGGCAGCGATGGCAACTGGTATAATGTTCTGTCTTATATGGATGGCAATACTTTAGTACTAGATAATTACTATCAGGGACCAACAGTAACAACAGCCTTGACTATCATCGGAAGCTGCCCAGATATACCAGAGGAGTTTCAGCAAGGTTTAGAGTTTTACGCCCTGCACATTTTCCACTTACTTAAACGGGGTAATGTTAATAAATCTAACGAATTCAAAGCCTTGTATGATGTCATGCATGACGGGTATGTCGGGGCTTACTCGTCTAAAGAGACTTCACAGGTGGTTAATTCAAATGAGGGCATAATTCCTTACAATCCGCTGTTTGTGCCCCCAATGAATTTAACGGGGTAAACTATGCCTAAAAGCAGTGGAAATGATCCGCAACTACCAATTCTGACCAATCCTTATTACTATGGTGGCACTACTATTGATCCCAAGTTAGGGATTGCTAACTCCTTTTACCAATCACAAGCTATCGACTTTAGATCCGTACCGTCGCAAATGTCAGTTCTGCCGGGTGCGACTACGCTTACGTCTAATCTCTACGGTTTAATCACAGCTATGGATCAAGACTTAAACGGGGTCAGATATGGTGTGGACACAACTGGTTGGATTAACCAAATAAGTACCACCGATGTAATTACGCCCCTATTTAAAATGAACTTAGCCGGTGCTAGTGGGCTACTCTATAACTCCATTACCGATCGGCTTTATATCCCTGACCAAAATAGTGTCTCACTCTATGGTAAACTAACAAGTTCAATAGTTTCACCAGTTTGGCGGCCGAGCCAATTTCATCACTCAGCCTCACAAGCTCCCGGTTGTGTCAATTTATTCAACCCAAACGATGGGCTATTTGATCTTGATGCTCGGAATAACTCACAAAGTATCACTACCGGTATAACCTCAAGTTCTCAAGTCACCACAGCTACTACAGCCACAGCTCCAGTACCCCAAACCATAGTTGAGAATACATCTGATTTATGCTTCTTCAACCCCGATATTGAGCCGTTTCATTCAATAGATCCTTATATAGTAACTCCCGGTACTGGCAACTGGACACTGACGTTACATGATGCCCTCAATGACGTTATAGCAACAGTCACGGTAACGAATGCGAGTCTAAAGGCCAACTCCTATAACCAGTTTAAGTTTGCCTCTCAAGTTCGGGCTTTAGTTAATGCTACTCAGACAGGCCAGAGTGCCAGTTATCACTTCCACTTAACCTCAACAGTAGCCGGTGGAACAGTCGGTTGCATCAATGCCGGCGATATGACCAGTGCCGATTTCTTATTGTTTGCTTATGCTTTAGTTGCCCCTAATAATGGGCTACACCCCACCACTATGTTCACTGGTAACGGTGTGCCGTTCCTGTGTATCGGTAATGCGAATTATCTTACAACTTATAACTTTGGCAATGACGCTCAACCCTCTAATGCTCAGTACGTCAGACATCAACTTTATTTTCAACCCGGTGAGGAAGTTTGCGGAGTTACCACGAATAATCAAAGTCTAGTGGTTGCCACTGAGAAGCGGTCTACAAATGCCAACCGCAATCAACAATATGGCTGTTTATACTTCTGGGATGGTTCAAACAATGGCCCAACTTCCAGCATTAAGTTACCAATGGGTGCGCCTTATAGTATTCATACCGAGAACTCTGTTACTTATATGACAATTAACGGCTCTCTCTATGCTTGGAGTGGTGGCGCAACGGTAATTAAGGTCCGTAAGATAGCCTATGAGAGTACTGACTACAGTAATACTTCTACGACTACTTTCTGCTATCCCAACATGATGACCTCACGTTACGGCCTATTGATGATGGGCTATCCCTCAACTACTACGAATACCAATATCAATTACGGGGTATGGAGTTGGGGGACGGTTGAGTTGACCTATCCGAACTCTTATGGTTGGTCTTATGCGTTAGCCAATGGACTTACGAACTTTACTACGGCCAATCAACTACAACTCGGTTGTGTCTATAACTTTGTCGATACTATGTATATAGCGTGGTCGTACATAGACGCTAATTCAGTTCAGCACTATGGGCTAGATCGAGTTAATAATTTCAGTGGGCCCGCCAATAACTTTGGTTACTCATCGCTTAACTGGGATGGTGGAATTACTTACAAGCAAAAGCGTGGTGCTAGGGTTAAATTAACAACACTACCACTACCACAATATTGTACTTTGCAAGTCTGGTACGCACCTGACCGAGGGGCTAAGATACTGTCACCATCAATGAATCAAGGCGACAGAAGTATAGTCCTAGAAGCGACCTCAAGGTTCGATGAAGTCCAATGGGGTTATGTTGGGGCCTGTAATGTTAATGGTGTAACTCCGACTCCCCCGGTTATAATAGATATTAGTTTCCAGGTCGATCCCCTAGAGGGCGAGGAGGATATGCGCCAAGACGAGCCTAACTCTATAACAGGCACAACTAATCCATAGGAGTTAAGTCTTATGATGCCACTATCTCAAAATCCTAGCGATGCGTCGGTTAATGCCCCGTCGGCGGCTTTAGCCTATACTGCATTTAGCGGAGTATTCGGTAATTACAATCTGGTTGTAACTCCTGCTACGCCCGGTAAAGTTGATCTAGGTTTCCCATCAATTCCTTATCTATCGCTTGAAGCTCTGCTATATTCTCAAGCAGCCGCCAATCCAGCAGTCAACCCGACCAATATTACGAGTGGTAGTAATATCGGACAACAATCTACTACTGGACAGTCTACAGTCACTGACTCAACAGGTACGGCTAGATTATTAACAGGATATATAAATACACAATGAACCCCTCGTCACCATCGAACCCGACACCTGGCTTTTTCGGTCAAAGAGCCTCAGCTCCTAATGTCAATGTATATAATGCTACACCCAACCAAATGCTCTATGAACTTAATCTTAATACTGGTACGCAATCATTTTTTGGGACCAATGGGACGATTAACTTCGGATTATTCAATAGTGCCATAACTGGAGCGCAAGGTATCGGGCAGCAGATCGTTGATAACAATGGTAATGTCTTATTTGAAATGAACGGCCAGACATGGTACTGGTTCGACACTGAGGGGAACAATATAATGCAAGTAGGATTATTACCAGATGGAACTTATGGTTGGGCGGTTGCGACTCCCGGTAACAGCGTGGGTGACGCTTACTAGCGATGGCTACTGCTCTTTATTCGGGCTGTGATTTCTTCTCGTATTGGAGTACTGCACCCCAAGATGTAGCGGGAACTGTTTATGCCGGTACTGGCTCGAATGGTAGTTCTGGCCCACCAGCCGGTACGAAGATGACCTTTGTCGGTCAATATCTAGATGTTATTACGTCTGGTCAATTAGCCGCCCTCAATGCCTACGGTATATCCGTATTCTTCTTTTATGAGAACTCTGGGTCTGGTAGTATCCAGCCATCATTTAACGTCAATTATCTAGCAGCTACAACTTACGCCCAGGGAGTGATAGATGCCAATGCTTGCCTAAGTGCCTTGAGTACTTTGGGTATAGGTCCCTGGCCAGTTTACTTTGCCGTTGACTATGATGCTACCACTCTGCCGCAACAGATAGCATTAGGTAACTATTTTGAGGGAGTATACGACACTATGGGGGCTGCTAATGCCTGTATATATGGTTCGGGATTTATAGTTACGGCAATCAATTTACAATTAAATGGTTCAGGCCGGTTGGCACTTCCGATGTGGTGTCAGAGCCGATCTAGCGGTTGGAGTGGGAATGGTAACTACAGTAATTCCACAGGTAGTACACAGACTTTGTGGCAGTGGCCGCCTGGTTATTCTCCTAGTGGTGGAGTAACCATAAATGGGCATGGGGTAGACGGCGAGTTTGCCTATGCCACTAATTTTGGTCAATATCCCTATACGGCAGGAACTGGTGTTCTAACTTATGCCACAGTGACCAACCCGTCTATAACCTACACCCAACCTGAGCCACAAACAATTATCGTACCGAAATATAAATATGACCGAGCATTATTCTCTAAGGTTTACCCCACTTCGGTAACGGCTTCCTCGTGGCCCCAAACGATAACTTATGGTTCTACTGGGATTAACCAATACGCTTATCCGTTCGGTAACTACACAGCCTCAGTTAATGGTGGTCCATCACAAACCAATGACTTTGGGTTTATTTACGCTAACGATTATGGATCATTTGTTGGTCTATTGCCGACCGTAGTCGTTCAGCCCATAGTGGACAGCTCTGGTAATTTGACATTCAACGTAACTGTTAACGGTGTTAGTGGATCGGTTACGGTTGATCTGACTATCAATATAGCCTTATTAGCCACGCCTACGCCCAGTGCTTTACCAAGTACCTCAGTTAGCCAGACAACAGCTTATAGCAATATTATTCCAGGCGCACAACCGACTCCGTATGCTACCTATAGACGGATTTCTAAAGATTCGTCTGTTGGAAGCGGTGGGCATACGGTAGCTCATGGTCAAGGCGTAGTGCCGAATGTTCTAATCTGGGGGCAAGATACTTCAGGAACAATCGAAATGCAACCAATCTGGTGGAGTTCGGCCGGAGCTTCAACTAGTTTTGGTATATCACTGGATAACACGAATATTTATTTTTATGTTGATGCAGCTAATAGTTATGCATGGTACAGGACGTATTTGGATAATTAAATGGTAGATATAACTAAAATTGCAGCAGCCTCGTTTATGCCAGGGCTTCAAAATGCCGGGCAGTTTAGCGGCACTGCGTATATTTCTGGGGTTCTTGATGCCTCACCAGGTTATCCGACTAACACATCTAACATGACGGGGACTATATTTATCCCATTACCAGATCCTACGGTTGTTAGTGTGATGAGGATCAATCTGCCAAACGCTGCCGGCCAGTTAGCCTCTCGATGGTTCCCATTGTTTGGGACAATTAGATTATTAGATCAGACAAATGACTGGATTTTGATATTGTATATTGGGAGTGCCACTGGCGGCCGGAATATCTATTTTAACTTCGTTAATTCTAGTAATACCGGTAGAACCTTTACTAGTTTCCCGGTCAATATCTATGGACACTTATTCAGTTACGCTTGGTAATTCAGTAACGATAACTTCCCAGGTACAGGGTTGGTTAGAGCCTGTTGATATCTGCATATTGTCGTTGAGCGTGGTTTCATTCCAAGTGATTGTGCCACTTAATTCTTGAGTTGGGTTATTCCAATATTCCGTAAATACAGTGCTTTTAGGGGTATTTGTGGTGGTATCAGCTAGAGCAAAGTAAGGTACTGTTGAAGAATCTGACGCATCCCCAGTGGTAGTTTCTGTGCAAGTAAATTTAATTGTGACTGTCCAGGGGTCAGTTGGAGTAAAGATGGGCAGATATTCATCACCGGCTGGTATTTGAGTACCACTAATGAAATCTGTTGTAATACTCGGATCCGTGTTGGTAATGTCCTGTAAGGTCACAGGCATTGGTGTAACTGGAGTCACGGGCGTAACTGGCGTTGTGGGCTGCGCTGGGGGTACTGGGGCAGTCGTAACAGTATCAGTAGGGCTAAATACTGTTGGTGTGGCCGGTGCTGTAGGGTGGGCATTAAATGCCACAAAGGCTAAAACTAAGATTCCTGCCAAAAATAGCTTTTTCATACTCACATTATACAGTATTTTATATTTTCTGTCAATAGTTTATACTCTTTTACTATTGTGCTAGAATACAAATAGACTTTTAGTCCGCCTCTTTGCGGGCTATTTTTATATAAGGAATCAACATGACACCAACCGCTCTCCAAAGTAATGTCAGCGCAGCCCAAGCAAACGGAGCGGCCAATCAGGCTGCTTTAAATAACCAATCTACTCAATTACAGAATAATTACGGTCAAGCTCAGACAAACGCTACCAACGCCGTTAATGGTATTCAAAATGGCGGTACTTTATATGGTCAGAACTTAAATACCCAAGAGAATGCTTTAGGTTTCAACCCGGCTAGTGTTGGTCAATCGGCCAATATGCTAACTTCCATCCAAAATAATGTCGCTAATGCCCCAACTGCTGCTCAACAGGCTGGTAATTACTACGGTACGACTGCTGGTGGAACAACCAATATCTTGAGCGGATTGATGAGTAATTTACAACCATCTTTGACTAATGCCACGAATAACATGGCTAACCAAACTCAGTTATATAGTGCTGCTCAAAATGCCGCTAATCAACAAGCTGGCTTAACCGTTCAGTCGCAAAACAACGCTGCCACTAATGCAGTCGCCCAAATGCAAGCGGCTGGTACGATCATGGCCCAAATTGAGAACCTACAACAGCAACAGGGTTATCTGACCTCTGAACAGGTTACCGCTTACCAGAATGCTTACAGTAGCTATGTAACAGCCCAAGCGGCTGCTTCTCAGGCTTCTAGTGCCGCAATAACGGCTCCGACTACGGCTGCAGCCAATACTGCTCAAGCTGGATTGTATGGCTCTCAGAATATAGCGCAACAAGCGGCAAACGCTAAGGCTGCGGCTGTGGCTGCCGCCGCCGCTAAACCCGCCGCCAAAAAGACCACAACTACCACGAAGTCTGCCACTAACCCAGTCAATGTCAGCAAGATTTTAACTAATAACTCACAAGTAACAATATGAACCCATCAGCTATCGCGTCTAGCGTAATGACACCTCAGACTTATAATCCCGGGCCTACTTCAACGTATACTGGCTATACTCCCTATAACCAACAGGGGAATAACGCTATAGATAGCGCACAAGCGGCCCTAAACCCCACTACGCCATCAGCATCCGCCATCCCTGCCCCTCAAAAGGGCAATTGGTTTACGCATCTACTCCCCACTATCGGTTCATTCGCTGGTATGGCTGGAGGCATACTGGGCGCACCTGAGACTGGTGGATTGTCCTTATTAGCCGCTCTAGCTCTTGCAGGCGCAGGATCGGCTGCCGGTAAGGTAGGCGAGGACGTATTGCAGAAACAGAGTATAAACCCCGAACAAGTCGCTCTAAGTGCCGGCGAGGGGGCCGGTGGTCAGGCTCTAGGTATGGGATTAGGTTCTATCATAGGCGGCATAGGCGGCAAAGTAGCCGATACTCTAACTCAGGGTGCTACGGATCGGGCAGCCCAAGCAGCCACCGATACCGCCACACAGAGTGCGGCCGATGAAGCTACTCGGATTGGTAATGAGTTTGGCGCAGTTAAACCCGGTGCAGCCCAAGTTGGCCCAGCTATCTCTAAACTACAAGATCTTGGTATCACCAATCCAACCGCAGAGGATATGTCACAGATAGGTAAGATCTATACTGGTAGCAACCCTGAGACTGGTACTGGAGTACTTAACTTTTATAAACAACAGGCACTAGATCAAGCCGGTGGTTCAGTTAATCTAGACAACACGATGACTGACCTTGAGAATAACTTAAAAACTCCTGAAAATACGGCAACACTCGGTGATACCACGCCTGTAGCCGGATCAAGAGGACAATTACCCAAAGCCCCAGTCAATACGGCCACTAAGATTATTCAGCAAGTTAGAAGTATGTTACCGAGTGGAAGTCTTGAGAATGGTCAGATAACAGAACAATTAACCCCCCAAAAGGGATTTTCTTTGCTCAAAGATATTGGTAAACAGATTACCCAAACTACGCCTAAAGCCAATGCGTTAGGGGTATTAGACCCGGCCGATGTAGCCGAGAATAATGTCTGGAAGTCAGTTTATAACTCAGTTAAACAAGCCGTATATAACCGCCCAGAAGTTGATGCTGCCATTCAGGGTATTAAGGTCGGGCCTGAGGAATCTGGTGTCATAGATGATGCTATCAAATCCAATGGCATTAAAGATCCACAGATTGCCGCTAATATCAAGGCTGATCTGACGAATGTGCTAAATAACTCCAACACCGCCCAAGATTTGCTTGATGCCGAACGCCCGATGGTTAATGTCGCTAAAGTAGGTGATATACAGACTAGAGATGTGGCTAACAATCCTCAAGTGGCAAGAAATGTCAAAGCCGTCAAGTCGCAAATATCGACCCAAAATCCCAAAGCTCCTGCAATCGCTCATCCACTTTTAGATATGGGTGCTGTAGCAGGAGCTATACCGACTCATGGCCTAAGTTTACTGGCCGCACTTCCCGAAATAGCCAGTAAGGTCACAAATGGCACAACTGGGGATATGGCAGCTAAATTGGTTCAGTCAGGAGTGGCCAGAAGTGTAGCTAAAGTATTGCCAACTGTCCTGACTGGAGCCTCACAATTTATCACTCATGCTGGAGATGTAACCCCTAATCCTGTAAACTTAAACTTAGGAAGTAATAATATGCAACCACAGAATGCAAGCCTAGATCCCAACAGTTTAAACAGCCTCCTCCTACAATTAGCGGTGGCTGAATCGGCTAACCCTACTACATCTAGTGCTGGTGCATCAGAACTGGGTCAGTTAGTGCCTCAAATGCAAAATGTTAATGTGGCCCAAAACTCTCTAACTGGTGCTGAGAATGCATTCCAACAGGCCGGAGGTGGTCAGGGTGGCATCATGGGTAATCTATCTCGAATACTAGGATCTATAACGGGCAATCCAGCTAGTCAGTATGAACAACAGAGGCAACAACTTATCCAACAACTTAATCCTCTAGGCATTCCAACCTCGGCTGTTCCTGATATAACTGGCAATAATCAGAGCGCACAAAATCAGTTCCAGACATTGCAACAGATGATAAACGCTCGTTTGAACGGTGGATCTGTTCTCAACTCGATTCCTGCACAATAGGACTTGACAACTAAGCGTGTGCTGTGTTATACTGTAGCCATTATGATATTTATAGTAATTATAGGTTCAGTCCTTTTAATGATTGGATTTTTACACGATGCGGAGGCAGATAAAGAAAATGCCCATCGAGCATGGTTAAGTAGTTTGCCGATCCAAATACAACTTAAATACCTAAAGGGTGAATACGGTCCAATCCCGAAGTGGTATCGTACTAATTCATGTTAGTGATTGTGATATTGTCTTGCGCTTTGTCTAGAGCAAGAGCATAACCTAGATTGCAATTCGCAGCATACCCAAACCTAGTTTTGGCAATACCATCTAGATACACTGATGTCATGCGTTGGAGCATTTGATCTAACTCTTGTTGGGCGATAGCTCTATATTGCATAAGTGTGTCTATCTCTGATTCCGTAAGAGTAAACTTCTTACCGGTTGGTGTATTTAGAACTTTATCTTTGATGCGACCCATAATTGCTCCTAAATGTTTATGGTGTTATTATAACAGCATATATGATCCAGCCCTATGGCATGCATATCCTAATAGAGTTACAAGGCGAGTATAAACACGCCACTACGCCAGATTCTCGTATGGGCGGTACTAAGAAGCAGGGGGTGTGCGTGGCTGTTTCAGACGATCTTAATGAGGGCAAAAAACTACTTAATAAGGTAGTCTATTTTGACGAGTTTGAGGATACTACCAATTATAGTGTCGACGGTAAGAAGTACGCTTTAATAGATATTAAAAGTATAAAGGGGTATGAAAAATGAGTTGTGAATTAGTGGTACTATTTAATCCTAAAAATGATGGATCAGAAGTTATCTCTCAACTTGAAAAATATCTAGATAAACTTAAAGACAAATGGTCTATGGTAATTTGTAGTCGAATGACATGGACGAGATTAGAGGGCGAGTTACAGGAGTTTGTCCATCCTAAATACGAAGCAACAGAGGTTAAGGGTTACGATAAAGTTACGGCAACTTCAAAGGGTTCAGTGCCATCAACCAATCCCCGACAGGGTTTTAATTCTCTTACGTATAAGAAACGACCAATCTGTTACACGTATGGAGATAATGTAGTAAGCGCAAGAGTAGGGGCTACTGATGCCTAGTATCAATACTCGTAAAATAGTTTCAGGCGAGGAACTAGATAAAAGAACTCTTGATGGAGTAACTGCGGTTTATGAAGTAGCTAAGGCAGCTTATGGCCCACGATCAGGCAATGTTATCATCGAGGGTAACTTTGGCGATCCTATAATCTCCCATGATGGCGTATTCAATGTCGATAAAGTCCACTTAGAAGAACCGACTGCTAACATGGCTGTTCGGACTATCGTACAAGCCTCTAAGACTACCAATGTTAAAGTTGGTGATGGTACTACGGCTGCGGTAATTCTAGCTTATTACTTGTATCTAGAAGCTCGTAAACTAGTAACCGTCAAGGCCTCTAACCGTATGCAGGTTGCCAGAACGCTTAAACAAATCGCCGATAAGGTCATTGAACAGATAGATGCTATTAAAAAACCTGCCGATGATGAATTGCTCCGTAATGTAGCCATAATCTCCGCTAGTGACTCAGCTACAGGTGAATTACTGGCCGATACGATCAAAGAAGTGGGCGAGTACGGTGGACTTATTATTGAGAACTTTGCCGGCACAGGTATTTATAACGATATTGTCGAGGGCTTTTACTTCCGCAAGGGCTTCACTGAGGCCAATCTTATCAACGACCCGTCTAATTTAGAGAGTCATTTTGAAAATGTAGCCATCTTAGTCACCGAAAAACGGATACAAACTATCCCTGAAGCTGCCTCAATTATCGAGAAAGTAGCCGAGAAAGGGATTAAGGAATTAGTTATTGTTGGAACTGTCGAACCAGAAGCGATTTATACCTTTATCAAGAACCGTTTGGACGGTGTGATAACCGTCAGCGTAGTCGATAGTCCAGTGTTCGGTAGTTTAAGGACCTTATTTTTTGATGATCTCGCTCTATATGTCGGGGCTAAAGTCTTAACGCCCGGTGCTAATATAGATGACTTTCAGTTTGATATGCTCGGCGAGGGCAAAGTCCACATGAACGAGTTTGCCACTACTATCCTTAATGGCGATGGCAGTAAAGAGGATCTAGAAGTACGGATTAAGGAACTTGAGAAAGAATTAAGTGTTGCCGAATCAGCCGTCACCCAAGAAGCAGTTAGGGAACGTTTAGGCAGATTAAAGGGTAAGATTGCTATTGTTAAAGTCGGTGGTGCTACCGAGGTTGAGCAGAAAGAGACTAAACTGCGAGTCCAAGATGCTATCTGTGCTGTTCAAGCCGCCATGAAAGATGGTGTAGTTCCCGGTGGTGGGGTGACGTTGGCTCGTGTTAAAATCGAGGGTGAGTTTGCCGATGTATTTAAAATGACCTTTAAAGTGCTTATGGCGAATGCCGGCCTTAATAGCGAACAATATCTAGGCCGTATCTTAGAAGCTAAAGACTGGGAGGGTTACGATCTGCGAGACGACGAACCTAAACTACAAGACCTAATCAAAGCAGGCGTGATTGATCCCGCCTTAGTTATCAAGGAAGTCGTCAAGAATGCTACAAGTGTGGCCGCCGAATTGATTAAAACCACAGTGGCTCTACCGTTTGCCGATAGAGAGAATAAGAGGGGATAATGTTTACTTTCGTTACCACAATCATTGGAGCTTTTATAATCTTTGGTCTGGGTACATTTTTTGGTACTAAATATAAGGGTATTACCGATTCAATCCACACTCTCCAACATAAAGATGAGTCCGCACCACCAGAGATAATTAGAACTAACCCCCAAACCTACCGAGAGATAACGGCCGATACTAGTTTAGGTGGAAGTCTGGTTATTAAAACTAAAACTCCACAAGAGTTAGAAAAAGAGGACGAGGAAAAAGCTAATCGACTTGCGGGGCTGTAATGGCTTCGACAGGTTACGTTTTAAACGGAAAATATTATAAGAAAAAGCCTGATCTTAATAAACTACAGAACTTGCAGCAATCTACCTTTAAGGAGTGGGATCACGACAGGCAACGGTCAGATCATGCTGCCGATATAGTCCAGCCTTATAAACACGGTAAACCCAATCAAGACTTCATAGACCTCAACCATGATGCGGCTGTAGACTATGGGTTTATCAAGAAAGATGATGATGGAAGTCGAACAGATATTACTCCCTGATTACGTTCCATCTCCTAAACAGACGATCTTTCACGAGAGTCCAGCTTACGAGACATTCTTTGGGGGTGCTGCTGGGCCAGGTAAGACATCAGCTCTAGCCGCCGAGGCGGTTACCGAGGCACTTAGAAACCCCGATACGTTTGTTTATATATTCCGACTTACCCTACCTGAAATTATGCTCTCGATCCACATGGAGTTAGTTAAACAAATGATCCCTTACAATAACCGAGTAAAATCTTATAATAAGATCACTTTTAATGGTCAGACTCACGCTTGGAAGTTTCCCAATGGGTCGTCAATCCAATATGCCTACTGCCAGTACGATGCTGACGTATTCCGCTATCAGTCAGCCCAGATACACGTTTTACTAATAGATGAACTAACTCACTTCAAACAGGAGTGGTACGACTATCTTAAAACTCGTGTCAGGGGTAGGATTAAACTTCGCATTATGTCTTGCTCAAATCCCGGTAATATCGGGCATGGCTGGGTCAAAAAATACTTCGTCGATAACGGCGATCAAAAGATAATCAAATCCCCCGATACGATAGACCCCATGACGGGTGATGTAATTCCCGGTAAGACCAGACAATATATTAAAGCTATTATTGACGATCACCCCAATAAAGCCTTTCGTCAGCAATATACCCAAACTCTTGAAAATATAACCAATGACCGCTTGCGTAGAGCCTTACGATGGGGAGACTGGAACACCTTTGAGGGTCAGGTGTTTATGGAGTGGGACGAGCGTATCCATGTTATCCATCGACTACCGACTTGGACCGATAAAGACGGTAATTTAGTCGACATACTTTCAGTCTCGATGAAGTTTGTCGGCCATGACATAGGACGCAGAGATCCAGGTGTGGCTATCTGGGTAGCTGTCGCACCAGAGAACGAGCAGGGGGTTATCCATTATTACGCTTATCGGGAGATTCACGAACAATACCGAGATGCTAAACAGTGGGCCTCGACCATCAAAGAGATCATTGTTGACGAACCGATAGAGTACGTTGTATTACCCCATGATGCCTTTGCTATCGGTCACGGTGCATCTAGAGACTACGCCAGTGAGTTCAGTGATGCCGACATACCTTATGTCAGAGCTAACAGTCTAGCTAGGAGTTCTAGAATGCACCGACAGAATCTATTACACCAGTTATTACAAATCAGCCCAGATGGGACACCGTACCTACAAGTTCTAGATACATGCCCGAACATAATACGAACATTACCCGATTTATCATATTCAACTACCATTAGGGAGGAAATTGATAAAAACGCCGATGACCACGATTATGACGCTTTAACGTATGATTTAATGGTGATAGACGATGCCGAGAGCTGGATAGTTCAAGCCAAACCACCACACGAGGAGAATGCCGGTTGGGACGTTGGCGGACCGACTAATAATATTGCCCAAGCCCTAAGAGATTCAGCCGATAGGTGGGATGACTAATGCAATACTATGACGATATTAGCGATGCTAGAAAGGCTAGACGAGCCTTACAACGTGGGTTAAGGTTCGTTTACTTCATACACTCCCAGTTAGTCAAACCTGATTATCCTGTACTGTTTAACTGTGCTGGCTGTGGCAGACCCGTCTTTGAGGCTAATTCAAAAAGTCTAGAGATTAGTAACAGTTTTGGTATATCTCAAAAATACCTAAGAGCCTCAGATAGTTGGATTAGACTTAAATGTAATTCATGTGGGGCGCATATAAGTATTTTATTCAAGTAGTGCTATAATTCTAGATAGGCAATAAGCATCGCCCGTCTTTCGGGCTTTTATTATATAAGGGAGTTAGCATGGCAAAAACAGCAGCAGACGTAATTCGCAAAACTGGCAAAACCGATGGCAAGTCTAATAAACTCGGTAAAGGTGGACGCTTCAAGCAGATGGAGAGTAAGGGTCTTAGCCCTAAGTTAGTCGCATGGATAGGTGATAAAGTTCATGGCAAGAGTAAAATGCATAAATGGGCGGCAGCAGACCGTAAGAAATAATGATTTACCCATACGGGAGTCTATATCAGCCAGCACCATTCCCCGATCCTAGCGTAGACATTACTACGGAGACAGATGGTCGGATAGATTCGTTTGCTATCCTGACGCTCAAAATCTCTGACGATGCTCTTATTCATAATCTGAATCAACGTATAGATGATTCTAAGAATTACTGGGACGAACGATTAGGCTTCAACCTAAGTTATACCCGTAACGACAATATGCGCATGTATCTGGGCGATCAGGTCAATGCTAGGGATTATTATAAATCGGAGACTCCTTACGTTGAGAACCAGATACAATTAGTCGTCGAATCAATCGTGGCTTACTCTACTGCCCGTACTCCCCAAAGCGAGTGTTCACCCAATGATGATAACGAACGAGCCAAGAAGTTTGCGCTTGATCTTGAGAACGCTCACGCTGCTCATTCACTTAAGTTCAATCTGAGAGGGTTAATTGAGATCTGTGTTCGCAATTGGCTACTTAAACGAGCCGCTTTTATTAAATTAGAGTTCGATCCGAGCTATGGCAAAAAGGGTGAGATTATACCAAAGGCGATAGACCCCGATCATATAGTGTGGGATAAGAACTCACCGTTTGGATCTAACCCAGGTTTCGTTACCCAGTTTATAAAACACACCGTAGAGGAACTGGTATTTTTATTCCCAGATAAGAAGCAAGCAATCTTTAACACGATGGGCATTTCTCGTCGTGGTACTCGGAATATGACCGAGGAAGTAGTTATCAAACAGACTTGGTTTACCCACTATGATAACGGAGAACCTCAAGAAGCGTGTGCCGTCCACTTTGAGGACATTTTACTGGCTAAATACGATAACCCGAACTGGCTGGAGGGTCGAGATAACTTCCTAGATGCCCCACAAAAGCCTTTTATCTCTCTTAATGTAATGAATGACGGCAATCATGGCATCGACATTACGACACCCATTGAACAGGCCATCAAGATGCAGCGATCTCTTAATAACAGAGGTCAGCAGATTACGACCAATGCCAATAAAGCAAATCCAGTTAAGTTAGTTAACGGTAAGTCATCGGGTATGACCAAAGAGGCTGCCGAAAATCTTACAATGGAAGCCGGTCAGACTGTTTTGCTTAATCCACGAGAAGCCAGTGCCAATGCTCCATTAGATAGTATGGTGGCTTACTTACCAGCTCCTGATCTCCCAGCTTTCGTGATGGATGATAAAGTCGATCTTAGGACGCAGATAGGTAATATAGGGGGCGCACCGAGTGACTTTACTGGTGCAGATGCCGGTGGCGACGATCCTACACTTGGTCAGAGCATGCTTAAGAAAGACAATGCTTCTGGTCGTCAAGATACCCTAGTCCGAGCCTTAGACACCTTTATGTATCGTTACTTCAACTTCTTAACTCAGATGATGTTTGTCTGGTACGACGAAAATCACTATTTCTACTACAACGGTCAAGATGGCAACTGGGATAAGATCACCGTCCAACGCAACTACTTTAAGTTAATCTCAGGAGTGACGATCAAGGCTGGTGGCACGATTGCCTTTGATGAGAATCGCCGTCAGGCTATAGTTCTTAAATTACTTGAGGGTAAAAATATCGCTCTAATAGACGCTTACCGTGAACTGGGCTTTGAGAATCCCCAAAAACTATACGATAACTGGGCTAAACAAAGTGCTAATCCGCTTGATCTGGCCCGTGAGGGTAATGAAACCTATAACAATACTCAGGCTTATGTCGAGTTTGATGAGATCATGTCAGGTAAGAATCCCAAGATGAGATATGACATGGGTACTGACTTTATTCTAACCCTCCGTAAATTGATGCTTACCGATGAGTTCTTAAAGGCTAAACCAAAGCGACAGAATGCCTTGATTAAACGAGTTCAGGAATACATTGCCTCGCTTGAATTACGGACCAGTTTAGATCAGGTCAGCCAAGATCCGGCTCAACTCAATCCTGCCCTGCCGATACCTCCTCCACCACCGCCAACACCACCATTGCAACCAGGAATGCCGGGTGCTATGATGCCGCCGGGGGGAGTACCGGGTCAATCAGCGTTAGGCATGCCTCCGCCGGGAAGCCCTCCACCTGGACCGATGCCTCAACCATCAGTCAGCTCAGTCTTTCAGGGTTCTCCAATCCCTAATATGGCACAGCCCAATACCCCAACTGCCATCAATTCTGTGCCTGGATTTTGATATAATATATGAACTTTATAAAAGCGTTGCCTTGCGTATTCATGGTAAATTTGCTAATCTATAATTATGAGAATTATAACTAGGAGCATATATGGTTTTACCATCTGATCTAGTAAATGAATTCGATGATGAAAATACAACAGATGATGCCACCGATGACACCAAAGTTGTTGTAGACGATACTACGGCAGACGATAACGCAGACGACAATAAAACTGACGACTCGACTGACGACAAAACGGTTGATGATGCGACGGACGATAAGGGCGACGACAAAACCGCAGACGACAAAACCGCCGGTAAGGTTGACGATGACGAGGGTTACTATGCTGACGAGGAGGGCGCAGAGGATGCTACGGTTACTACTACTCCCGAAGTCCCACCTGCTCCGGCCAATTTCACACCTGAGGAGAAATATATTGTCGATAACCTGCCTCAAGTATCAGTCAGAATTGTCCAAGCCGACGATAGTATAAAGACAGTTCAGGTTCGTTCGGCAACAGAACTACCCCAAAGCATGAAAGGGATTGCCAGTGCTTACGAAGCTGAGATATTTCATGCCGCTATGGCAGCCCAAGAGGGTGCAGCTAGACAATTACAGACCTATTATAGACAACACCAATCACAACTACAGGCTGAGGACTTCGAGAAGAAAGAGAATGCCTCAATCCGAGACGATATTGCCGAACTGCAACGTGATGGTGAGATTCCTAAATTTAAAGCCCAACCAGGGACTAGAGCCTTTGACGCTGATCCAGCCGCTAAAGTCGTTCAGGAAACGATTGAGTTTATGAATGAGCGTAACGCCAAGTATCTAGAACGATCTAATAGTGGTGGTGTATATAGACACATTGGTTTTGCCGAGGCTTATGAACTTATGAATGGCAACGGACGAGCTAAGACCCAGAACAGCGCTGCTCGTAGAGAAGCAGCCAAGAAATTAGTGTCTGGTCAGGGTGGTTCAACTAAAACAGCACCCAAAGCAGCCGTATCGGGTAAAACATTACAAGAAGTAGCCGCAGAGTTCGATAATTTTGAAGCTTAAAGGAGGATAGTAACATTTTTAACATAATAATGGCCCTACTGGTAGAAAAATTAGTCTTAACCGAAAAAGAGGGAGAGGCTTTAGCTAAGGCGTTAAACAACGCAATTCTCCCAGGTGATTATAAAGAAGCTCGTGGCACTTTGAAGCGAATTCTGAAAAATCTATAAAATTGCTATTGCATTGTTTTAACTAGTCTATTATTATTGGTGATAGGCAGTTAGCCCGCAACCTTGCGGGTATTTTTATTTTAAAGGAGTAAATTATGGCAGGTATGACATTCCTCCAACGAGTAACAGACTTCACTTATCAGCACATTTTACCGACAGTTGTCGATAACATTAACAATGCAAATATCTTGTTTGCACGAACTTTGGCAAAGCCGACAGACTGGCTTGGACCAACGATGTGGCAAAACATTACTACCGGGAACTCCGCAACTGGTGGATCCTACGCAGGAATGGCGGTCTTTCCAACTGCTGCCACAAACAACACTACCAAATTGGTTTACTCACCTGCCGCTTTTGAACAATCAGTTGTCATCCCAGGTCTAGACAAAGCTATTAACGCTGGTCGTGGCAAACAAGCCATCGCTATGCTGACCTTTAAAATGGATGAAGCAGTTTACTCAGCAGCGAATAACTTAGGTACTCAAATCTACGCATTCGGTTCTGGCACAGACATTGACGGACTTGGTAACATTGTAGACAATGGCACGAACTCCGCCAGCTACGGTGGCCTTCTACGCACGACCAACCCAGGTATCAATGCCGACGTTACGACAGTTCTAAACGGAATTGTCACTCTAGACTACTTGAGTTCAGAGTTTGACAACGTCAGTGCCACTGGTGACCGTCGTCAGAGTCCATCAATCGGCCTGATGTATACTCCAGTTTGGACATACATCGAGGGTCTGATTCAGCCAATGGTTAGCGCACATTACGAAGCGACTCAGACAATGGGGTATAACCGTGTCGACGGCGGAGTGCCAATCGGGACTTCGGTTCGTCAGGACGACAACCGTTTGGGCGCACTTGGTGGCTTTAACTCGATTACTTACCGCAACCGACCATTAGTGGCAGATGACAAGGCGACACCTCAAACATTCTTCTGGCTTAACGAACACTTCTCAGAGTTTGCCCGACTATTGCAGGACGACTTGCAAAATATCAATTCGACAGTCAAGGTTACAGAATCAACCTATAAAGATCAGCCGATGCCGTCAGCATTCCAATGGCGTGACTTTATGAAGTCAATCAACCAGAACGGTGAGATTGGGCTTCTACTCTTGGCTGGGAACTTCATCAACCGTCAACCTCGCCGCCAGGGCAAGTTGATAAGCATAACGAGTAACTAGGAGATATATCATGGAATCAGGCGTTAGACAACTAACCGAATCAGACCTCAACATATTAACCACGACTAAGCAGACACAGTTTGGCGCAATTGGCTTGACTGAGGATGGCCGACGCTATCGCTATGTTTCATTCGGTGGTACTTCAACCATCGCTCCCGGACTCGTAGTTTGTGCAGCCGTTCCTACCGCAGCCTATCAAGCTCTAGCCATTACCGCTTCCGGTACTGGTGGACAGGTAGCCGCTAACTACGCTGGTAACCAATCCAGTCAGGGTGTAATTGTTCTAACCAACGGTGCAACAGCCGTAACTCAAGATCAGTTTGCCGAGGGATTTCTAGAAATTATCGTTGGCGGTGCAGCCGCAGATGCCGGATCGTACTCATACCGAATTAAGGGTAACAGTGCCGCAGCCGCTTCAACTGGATACATTACAGTATTCCTAGCTGAGGCTTTCCGACACACCACAGCCCTAGTCCCTGGTACAGATACCGCTAACTTACTACTCAGTCCTTACTCGACAGTAGCTGCTACAGCAACTGCAGGACTACCTGTAGGCGCAACAATCATGCCAGTTCCAAACACCGCTTCGGTAACCAACTATGGTTGGGTACAAGTCGGTGGAGCTTGTAACTTGCTAAATGACGCCGGTGGCACAATTACAGTCGGTGGTGGATTTGGCCAAAGTGTAGCCACAGCCGGTAACATCGTGGCCGCAACAGCTTCGACTCACCCAATTATCGGATATACACGACTTGCTATCTCAGCCTCCAATGCTGGACAGTGTTGGCTTTCATTAACCTAAACAGGGAGTAACTACTCATGGCACGAAAATTAAGCCGATATGTCGACGCAGTCAGACAACATTGTTTACCTGATTTCTGGGACGCTTCTACCAACTCTCTAGCTCCAGCATCTACTTTGGAATATGTATCGTCAGTGACTTTAGCAGCAGCTACGTTTGTCCAAAATACAAGTTATATCCAATATGTCCAACCCAATGATGCTAAGACATGGGTATTGGCCGGTGTTAGTTACAGATTTCACGCTCAAGCCACCGCTGCAGCCACCTTTGATGTCACCGTAGATGGAGCTGGAGTTGCGGCCGGAGGCGGTACATCTCAAACCGGATCTGGTGGACTTACTCTGCAAGGAACAGCCGACACAACAATCAACGGCACAGTATCCACTCAAACTACGATTGGTGCTGGATCTGCGATTAGTTTTAAAGTAAGTAGCGCCCAAGCAACTACTGGATTAGTAGGATTAGTAATTACACTAACATTCCAGCGATTAACTTAAGGAGATTATTATGTCCAAAGTCACTAATTCAAACGCTTTTAAACTAGAACTTGACGACGCAGTTAAAGCAGCACACGCCTCAGTAGACGAAGTCGTGAAATGCTTAGATGCCTTTCTTGCTGCATTAGCAGCAGAGAATGTAGCCAACGCTCCGGTCGTGTCTGTTATACCAGAAGCACCAGTAACTCCTGTTGTACCAGAAGTACCCGTAGTTGCCCCCGTCGTACCCGAAGTTCCAGTTGTCCCTGAAGTTGGCCCTGCACCCGATGTAGCCGATCCTGCACCTGGCACAGGCGTATCAACCACCTCACCAACCCCTAGTAATTAGTCCGCATCTTGCACAAGGTTAGTTTTGTGTTATTCTTATTGGTATGGACAAAGAATCTTTAGAAGCGAAACTTGTAGAACTCAAGTCACAGTTTGACGATTTAAACAAACAGATAGAAGAACATAATCAAGTTATCACAGAACGCAATCAATTAGCCGTTAATTTAAGAGAGCAATCTCTAGTCGTTAAGGGCGAATATAGTGCTATCGAGAAACTGATTGCCGAGTTGCCAGTTGAGGGTGAAATAGTTAAGGAGGGTAAATCTAATGCCGCAAGTTAAGCCAGCAGATATTAAAAAGACCGAGATTTACGGTCAGTCCGACGTTGATTTATCTATTACATTTAGAGACAGACTTATTAACCGTTTTGCTGCCCATGAGTTTGTCGAAGTTATGAACATTGACGATGAGCCGATCGAGTGGCAATACCTACCAGAACATGCCGAAACGATTAGCTCAACAGATGAGGGTACTAAGATTACCAAGCGTGATGATCCTGAACTATGGCGGATTGAACCGGGTGAAACAGACGTACTAAATGGCGCATGCGCTTATCTGATGATCGAGAATTTATACAAGAAACTGGTCATTAAGAAAGTCGGTGTCGTCGAGAAGCCCCAAAGTGGCAAGGAAGTCCGTAATTTTAACTTCAAAGATCCACTTCGGGCCGAACAGATTATAGACATGATCTATCAGGGTAAAGTTAATCCTAGTTTTAACCAAGCCCAACCTAATAAAGTAAGGTTAGACAAACCAGATGCCACAGCCCCCAAAGCCGTCGCTATCAAGTCTAAAGTCTAAAAAGACTCAGGCCCAAAAGGAATTAGATCAGATACTTCTGGTGATACCCAGTAAGCGTCAGATTTTAGATCAATTATTACTGGAGATTAAGACTGCTGGCACTATCCTAGAGGATAATTTCTCGCACGAAGAACTCAAACTAGAGCGTGAGCATCTAGCTAAACAAGAGGAATTGCAGGCTAAAACTAAATCTCTAGTAACTAGTTACGAACTATTAGAGACAAGAGAGCAGAAACAACTTGAGCTAATTGCTGAGTTAGAGAGCAAGGAATCGACCCTGCGTAGTTCTGTTACTGAGATTAGTACACAGATTAGTAATGGCAAACGTGAGGCCGAAGCCTATCGGGTTGAGGTTAATCAACTACGCTCAGATGAAACTACCCTTAAAAATAGTATCGATGCCCTCAAAGACCAGAAACAGGTGGCCCAAGACGCTTTTGATGTTCAGGTTGGGGATAACCAGAATACACTCTCTCTAATGCAATCTAATTATCGAAGTAAACAAACTGAACTAGATAAGCAAATTGAGATAGCCAATGATAAACTTCACGACTTGCAACATCGAGTCTTACTCCATACCAATAAAATGATCGCTCTAGAGGAAGAACAGAAGCAAAAAGACAACGACCTAATTCAGAGAGAAAATGCCATTATTATTAAGACTAAAGCTCTCGCCAAAGATCAGGCTGAGTTTGACCACGAGATTAAGCGTTGGGGTTATATCAAACCGACCGAGAAATAGCGTATAATGTGTTTAGGTTTTACCCGCATTTTAGCGGGTTTTATTTTATAGAGGAATAATATGCAACCAGGCCGTTTACCATTTGACCAAAACAGAATACGAGTATCTGGAGGTATATCCGACACTGGTCCTGAGGCTATTTTACCGTTAGAAGTTAATACTAATGGTGGTCTAGACGTAAACATTGTCGGAGGCAGTTCTGCTGGAACTCAGTATTCTTCTGGGATTACCACACCTAGCCCCGTAGTTGGCAACGCCATTATTTTTGATAACTCAGGCACACTACAGGATGTTTCGGTAGCCAACCCACTACCTGTGTCGGCTACGTTTAGCGGATCGATATCATCTTCTCCGACTTATTCTCAGAACCCCGCCGCTGGGTCTCCTACCCCTGCTTATGGCTTGATAGATAGTTCCTATAGACCCCAAGTATCAATTGCTACAGCCCTACCCGCAGGAGCTAACGCTATCGGTTCTATTACGAATACATCTTTTACGGCGAATGCTGGGACAAACTTAAATACATCAGCCCTAGTTACAAGTGCTAACTTAACCGCTGGTACACAAAAGAGTCAGATAGTCGATGGCTCAGGTAACGTAATCGCTTCAACTTCTAATGCCCTTGATGTTTATATCTCAGGCGGCGGTACATCGGGTACGCAATATCAGGAATTAGCCGTTACTCAGCCCGCAACTGGTACATTAGCTCTAGGTAGATACCAGACATCTCTACCGACTCTGACCAACTTACAGATGAATGAACCGATGCTGGATGCCTCTAGTAGATTACTAGTAAACTTAGTGGCTTCAAGTGCCACCGTAACAGTTGCCGGGACGGTGACCACAACTCCGCCGAGCAATGCCTCTACTAACCTTGCCCAAGTAGGTGGATCAGCGATTTCTTTAGGGACTTCTACGGCAGCCAATTCACTGCCAGTAGCCTTACCGACGGCGACCATTACAACTCTTACTCCGCCAGCCGCTATTACTAACTTCGCTTTGGAGACTGGTGGCAATCTGGCTACATTAGCTGGTACTGTATCTGGTGGGTTAGTCAAAGTTTCAGATGCAGGAGGTTCATTTACCGTAGACACTGGTACACCTGGGACATTTGCTGTAACAAATGCCGGTACTTTTGCAGTACAAGATAGCACGACCGAAACCAATACTGGTACGACTGCTACCAACACAGGCACTATAGCGGGCGCAGTTACTTCTAGTGTTATGCAGAGTAATATTAAAAACTTCGGTGGTACGGCAGTCACGATCGGTCAGCAATTAGCTGCCGCTTCGATGCCTGTTATCCTACCCTCTGCTACAATCACGACTTTATCTCAACCAACCCTGCAAAGTGGCTCGACGACAACCGTTACACAAGGTACTGGTTCTAATCTTCATGTTGTAACAGATAGTGGTACGATCACGACAGTATCGGCCGTAACTGCCATAACGAACGCTCTGCCCGCTGGAACTAATGCTATAGGTAATGTTGGTGCTTCAACAGCTATAGCTTCAGCAGTTCCTAGCAATGCTTTCTACAATGGCATAAGCGATCAGACAGGCAAATTAACTGGCATGGTAAGTGCCAACACTGCTTCCGGTACTACGGGGAACGGGTTACTTGGTGTAGCTAATATGGTCTTTGATGGCACAGATTATCGTTTACAAACAGTTAATTCAACAACTTATACGAGTAAATATGGTGGTGATGTCAACTTACTGGGGACATTAGGAACCGCATTCACAACTGCTGGGTTAGTAGACGTTAAAGGGACTGACGGCAACGTCTTTGTCCGTCAAACTACGGCTGCTAATCTAAACGCTACGGTTATCAATGCCGCTGGTTCGGCTCTTATGGGCAAAGTCGGCATTGACCAAACCAGCATAGGAAGTACGAACGCTATATCCATCGCAGACATTGCTGCAACAGCAGTTAATGTTGCTGCTGCTGGTACACTATTAGTCGGTAATGCTGATGGTGCAGGGAATAAGTGGACTTCTAACTCGACTGCTACTTCAGGTAAATACGCCCAAGACCTAAACATGTTATCTATTTTAGGCACAGCACCGACTACTGCTGGTGTCCTGAACGTACAAGGTGTATCTGGTGGCACGACTATCCCAGTTACCGCAACTCCTGCTGTTGCCGGCACTATTTATAATGGTCAAAAAGCTGTTACAGCTAGTGCCGCAACTATTGCCACTACTCAAGCTATTACTCAGGGCGTAACTGTTGAAGCTCTTTCAACTAATACTATCAGTGTCTTTGTTGGGGCGTCTGGAGTTACCACCTCTACAGGCATAGAGTTACCTGCCGGTTCGTCTATTACCCTCCCTGTGAGTAATGTTAATTTAGTTTATGTAATTGCCTCTACTACTGGAGCAACAGTAACCTATGTGGCGGTCTAAATGTTAGGTTATTCTACAAGCTCAGGCATGCAAAAGGGAGTTTATGACCCAGCAGCTATTGCTCAACAAGTTGTTGGTACAACTGCTACTCAAACTCTAACCCATAAAACCTTTGACGCTACAAGCCCAACAGCATTTTTGCCCCAAACTTCTACCACAGCCAATGGTTCTTCAACTACGGGATGGGCGGCGACACCGACAGTAAATGTCCAATATATTCAAATAGGAATAGTAGTTATTTTAACGTTTAGTATTACCGGTACTAGCAACGCTACGACAGCAACCCTAACACTTCCTATTGCTGCTGCAAACTTTACAAACATTTATTATGAGTCTACTCTAGCCTTAACCTCAGATACCGGAGTCAACTATTCAACCCCAGGCAAGACTTTTGTCGCCCCAGGAACTTCTAATACTACTTGTAACTTTTATAAAGACGAAACAGGTCTCGGATGGACGGCTAGTGGCACTAAGGCCGTGCGGGGAACCTTAATTTATCTAACAGCCTAGGAGCCATAAATGTTTGGCTCAAATTCTATTTTAATTGTGATATAATCTGTTTAGGCAATAGCCCCCACTTTGGGGCTTTTTGTTTAAGTAAGGAAGATATAAATGTATACAGCCTTTGACACAGCTATGGCAATCGGAGTAGTAGGAGTTCTGGGTACTTGTGTTGGGGGCTTTATCTGGGTGATTAAGTTTATGTTTGGCAAATTAGTCCCCGCTATAGATGCTTTAACTGAAGCTTCGGAGAACACTACCAAATCTAGTAATGCTAATGTCAGGGCTACCCAAGCGGCCACAGCCTACTTAAAACTTCGTAATGGCCGAGACGCAGAGTTCCAGAAAGAAAATGTAACAGCTATACGAGCTATCCCTCAACAAATTATTGATTCGGCCACAATCACCGCTAAAATACTGGCTGAGGAAGTGCATGCTAGGGCAGTAGCAGTCGAAAAAGTTAAGACAGATTTGGAAGAAACCGCCGCTAGCCCACCCAATCAAGCTGTTAAAACTCAAACTGTTGAAACTCAGATAGTAAACGGGAATCACTAAAGTGTTACCATTTTTACATCACTGGCTATGGCAAGATTTATGGGTTCCAGTATGGCCTAATTGGTTCGCTGGAGCGATAGTTGGAATACTAGCTTTTATCTGGGGCAAGAAAGAACTCCTCAAACTTCACACTAAGATAGATAAGAACCACACCGAACTCAAGGCACACATTACTAAAACAGCTAAAAAATAGTGGTATAATCTAGATAATGACACCGTTTAATGACATCTCTTATGCTCAGGGTCTTTATAGCATGGAATCTGACCCGAATCCAATGATTATGATGAAAGCTTCGGGGTTCTATACAGTAGCCAAAACACCCTATCTTGACTCACAATTAGTCCGTAACTATGCCAATGCTATCCGATTAGGCAAAATACCATTTATGTATCACTTTGCTGGTGGTGCTGATCCAGTAGTAGAGGCTAGTTACTTCGCTATCGCTGTTGCGCCCTTAGCGGTCGGAGACGGATATGCCCTAGACTTCGAGGTAGATACAGCCGATAATCCTAGTTGGGTACTGGCGTTCCTAGACCACTTTACCGCCGTAGTTGGCACACCCCCCTGGTTCTATGTAGACCGTTCACGCCGTCAGACTGGCGATTGGTCTGCCATTACCGCTAAGTATGGCGAGTGGGTTGCTGCACCAGACGTACCGTTTAGCGCTACTATACCCGGTGTAGGAGTCTATATAGCTCAACAAGGTCCGATTATTGATGGACATGACACTGATGTGTATTTTGGTTCTGAGGATTCGCTTAAGGCTTATACCCATCAAGCACCAGCACCAGTTAGTGAACCAATACCAGTAAGACCAGCCCCAGTACCTACACCGCCTATTGTTGTGCCTCCAACTCCCTCCCCTGCCCCACTAGTTGTTACTCCCCCTACTTCCCCCACCCCTGTTGTAGTGCAGACCACTACGGAGCAGGGAAGTGGACAAACTGCGAACATAACCACTTCTACAACTTCAACTGTCCCACCAAAAGCCCCAGTATTGCCCCCCCATTCTGGGGCTGTGGGAACTAATCTATGGGCAACTTTATTAAGATTACTAAAATATCTAAGGAGCAAGTTATGGTCAAAGAACTAAAAGCGTTTGAGAAGTTTTTGCGAGGTTACAAAGTCTACATAATTTCTATACTAGGTGCGGTTTATGGTGTCCTAGTGGTCGGTTTCGACCAACATCACTGGACAACTTTAGGCGGTGCTTGGACATGGTTAATCGGCTCTGGTCTAAGCCTAGCTTGGAGAGCTGCTTTAGCCGAAGTCCAACTTATTCTGACGAACTACTGGTCTTTGGGAACTGTGCCTGCGCAATCTGCCCCGGTAGTGGTCGGTCCAAGTGCCTCGACCCTAACTCCTCCGACAACTCCTGTAGTCGATCCTCCCGCTCCTGCCACTCAAGCGTAGAGACAAGGTCACAGACCACTTGGGAGAACTTACATAACTGGTTTAGAGTATTGCTTAGTTTTAGCTTGTTGCAATAAGCACACGACGGCATGATATTCTCGTGTCGATACCTGAGTTCGGGCCACTTAATTTTAGGATAAATATGCTCTAAACTAATAGTCGATCTGTCTAACACTTTCAGACAATAGGGACTGATCTGCAAATAACATTGCCAGTGGCCGTCTTTGTCTGGTGGATTTATGGTATACCAACTATCAGAAGTTCGCATACGATTTAACTTATGATTCTTAGATTCTTGCCTCATAGCATGGCGAGGTTTCCGCAGACACATGAGCGAGGTATGGTCGTTACCCCCGCAATATTTACACTTCCATTTATCTTTTTGCCAACCCCGTTTTTTGAACATTGAATCTCCAATGCAGGTTAGGTTTAGCTTCCTCCATATAACTACGCATACATTTTAGTTCGTATTTCTCGGCTCGTTTCTCGTTCTTAACTCTCAACTTCAATTTACGGTCTAATAGTTTACCCAAATTACTCCTTAAACATTTCGGTTTGCGACGGAATGTCAATATCCATTTTACCTTTTTCTAGCTTGGCTACCAAATCCTCAATCGGTAACAGATCATCTAGGCTCCTAACCATAGTTGGGACTTTGACCCTGACAGTATAGTCGGCTTCCTTTAAATCATTCCGCCGGCAATACCCTATAATTTCTATATTACTTTCATTAAGTCTGACACCGATATAGATATAGTTGGGGGTCTTAGCCCATTGGATTTTAGGGACCATAATGTATTTATGGATCGGTAGGGAAGCCGTCTTAACGTCTATGGTGGTGTACAGGTCGTCTAGAAAAACATGCATATCGCCACTGTCAGATAGTCCGTTATATCTCGGTCGGTAATCGCCGGCTACTCCTTGTTCAAAGAGGTAATTGGCAAAGCCGAGTTCGCCAATAGCTCCAATGTATCGCCGTCCATGTGTTTCAAGTCCGGTGTAATTATGTTTGGTTCGGACGTTGGCATCTTGTTCTCTCTCGGCAAAGAGTGCCAACTCGACCATTTTAGGTGTGATTTGAACCGTAACCATACGCTCCTCCTCTTATTTACTCTGTAAATGCTCATATATAAATCCTTTAAGACGAATAATAAGGCTATCAAACCTATTAGAAGTAACGGATATAGATTGCTTGCCATTGCTAAGGTAAACTGCCATATTGTTAGTGTCATAGCCCATCTCCTTTATTTTATTGCAACGTGGCTCAAGGCACATCTCCAGCCCGATCTTGTCGTAAATAGCATGGGTGTGTTCGTGCCTCATGCCTTAAAGTCCTGAATCAATCTATTGGCTGCAAGGAACTCAATCATCTCACCGCCAAAGGTTAAGATATTATTTAAAGCATTCTCGGCGTTTACATCGGACAGGAACTTGATGGCTACACTCAGGGTTTTTAGGTATGGGTTGAAACAGAGATACTTGCCTATAGTGGCATCGGGCAATAGTAGTTTATAGGCATCTAACTGCCACTTGTCGATATAGTCGTTAGCCTTAGTCCGACCACATTTGAAGTCTACAATCGTGTCGGTATTGACTAGATCGGGTACGCCCCTAAACAATATCTGGTAGTTATCGCTGAAAGGTATTAGTTTCTCGTATTTCTGTTGGACGATCGGGTCTTTAAGTTCGCCACCACCCAATTCGTCGGGTAGTCTGTGGGTTTTGGTAACGTGTGCGCTCCACAGCTCGTCGTAGGCTTTGCCAAGCTCCATAGCTGGTGTAGCAGGTAATGGTTTGCCTAAATACTGGCCTACAGCCTCCTCCTGCCTCCCCATTGACCAATTTGATAGCACAGAATAGGAAAGTTTGACGGTTATCATTTGATTGCCACTCGTATACTTTCTGTGCGTTGCTCGTTAATAGCAATTCCCTCAGGGATAGTATTGTCGTGGGATTCCCGGTAGGTTTCGATAGTCCTTGAGTTAGGGGAGATTTTGATAGTTACATATTCGGCATCGACCTTGTCGGGATCGGTCACCTCATATAGTTGGCCGACAGGACTGCGGCTGATCTTAAAGTGTTCGCCGGCAATGACCGTCCAGTCCTGACCATAGAGGGCTTTGGCTTTGGCGTTAATCTGCCCCTTAGCTTGACTCTCATAAGATTCAATATCGTCTAAGGCATCTTTGATTAGGTTTTTGGCGTTAACGATGGCCGACAGGGAAGCAAAGAACTTCTCGTCGGTTTCGATCTTTTTAGAGTTGTCTAGGATAGTCTTAAAACTCTCTAAATCTAGATCTAAAAACTTAAGTATGTCTTTGTCGTTCATTTCGTCTCAACTTTCGTGGCTTGCTTCTTAATCATCTTACGAGCGTTTTTGAGTTTATCCTCAGTCGCTTTAGCTCGGTCGGTGGCACTGTCTGAACCGACAACCTCTATCTCTATAAATTCAGTTGGGTCGTAAATGTCGGAAGCGATACCTAAGACACTGGCGCACTTCTTAAAGGCATCACTGGCAGCCGCTTTCATATCGTTACCGAAGTCAAGTGGTTGTTTAATACCGTCGACCAATTCTTTCTTAAACTTCACTTCGGCTCTACCAAATTGGGTCTTTCGGACAGTGTGCCACATGCCATCTCTAACCGTTCGGCCGCTTAGAATCCCCTTAACTACACACGATCCGGTGATCTTGGCGACTTCAAAGGCTTCACCAACGGTAGTTTCAATATCAAAATCCCAATTAAAGCCGAATATAGCGTCTAGTGATCGACGGACGTAACTGGCTTTAACGTAAGTCCAACTGCCACCACCACGAGCCGGGCGGTCATAGGTCCACTTTTTTTGAGTAGAGTTAAATATCTTTTGGATTTGATTGGCGTTAAATACCGAGGTAGTTCTAGTAATCTGTTCTACGTCTAATTTAAGCGGTTCGATCTGCCGGGCGACGGCCGTTGTTGGTGATTTATCTAGTTTGTTAGTTGGCATAATTTCTCCGTTTCTACTGCTAGTTCATTGGTAAGAACTAGAATATTATTAAATATCTTGTCGAACTCCTCCGAAATCTCCCAAAACTCTAAATCCATATTAGCCTTTCACGATCCAAGTGGTCGCTGTTAGGAAGTTAGTTAATATTAGTAGAAACACGAGGTGTCTCTTAACCAGAACATAGGCTATTTCTAGCGTGTTCATGTCGTTGATGTTAGTTTTTTTAGTAGTCATTCGGTTTGTCCTTTCGTTTGACTTCTACATCATACACCATTGGAGAGTGGTTTGTCAACATCTATTTACATGAAATAGCCATACTTTGACACAATAAGCTCTATGATAAGATAGTGTATAATTACATCGCCGGAGGAATAACTCTCATCGGTTTGTCGCCTCCGGCTTTAAGTTGACTTTAAACACGATCGGGATTATATTAAAAAGACTATTTGCTAAGGTCTACAAATAGAAAACACCTCCTTGCGGAGGTGCTTGCTAAAGTCTACGTATTTCATTATAGCGTAGTCAACATATTTGTCAACACCATATCTAGCAATTAGCGCACTTTATCGTAAGCTAATAAATAAATATCTACAGGTTTGATACTCCTGATCTAAATGATTAACGTATCACTCTTACTAGATATTTATAGCAGTACGGTGGTATGAGTTGAGAACCGAAGCCAACGATCAACGAGCAGTTAGTGCATCAATGGCTCATAGTCCTACCTAAAACGATACAGTGGATAAATAAAATTACAAATCCCGCTTCAAGTAGTAGGAGAGGGGGCGTGGTCTATTTGATACTCCTCAACTCTAGCGATAAAGTCTGTTTTATCAGCTAAGGCTTGGTCGTATCTGGCCTGAGCGGCTGTCAATTCTAAGGCTGTTCTGCCTAAACGAACTAAGATTACCAGCAATTCACCTCGTAACGGTTCGGGTGTACGGTGTTCCATCGTATCAAAGTAAGGGTCATTCATCTACAGCCTCATCTAGGTGGCTTAACCATTCCGGCGGTTCAATGGGTGGAGCAGCTTTATCAGGCTTAAATGGTTTAGTATCGTCCCAGTTCTCTACGTTGTTAACTATATAATCTGGTAACTCTTGCATGTTGAGGTGGGCGGGATATTCACAGACCAACATGGTGGCCATCAGCTTACCGAAGTTCTTCTCTCTACCTCTTATAACATAACACTGGGCTTTGGGGTCTTCTGGGTCGCTGTCTATCAGAATGTGGTTAAACATCGCCAGCCTACCCAAGAACGTCCAGAGGGTAGAATTATGGCGGGTAGCTTCAAACTTCTCGCCACCCATCACTATTGTAAAATGCGGTTCAGAGTTCTTGCTCATAAGTCCTCGTCTCCTAAGCCCTCATAAGGCAGAGGTGGCATTATACTGGGGTCAACCTGAACATGAATGTTGATAGCCGAGGCAGCGATAGCCTGTAACATAACCTCTCTTGTGGGCTTATCGGGCGGTGCTTCGTTAACATGAATCAAAACGTGCGCAAAGGCACAGACCTGATGTTTATTCTCTGGTAGATTTCTAAACCTACGCTCAACAGAGTTCTTGTAATCACGCCTCGGCCACGCCGTATGGTGTGTATTCGATGCACAGTCGTCAGGGTAAAAGGGACACGCCGGATTTTCTAAATGACATTCGCCTTTCATAATACTTAAATCATACTCTAAGAATTGAGAGTATAATAGCAATATAAAATAAGGAATTATTATGAATCATCTATCAGTATTACTTGTAGTCGTTTGGGTAGTCCTAGTCTGTATCTCTCAATATTTCTTAAACTGGATCGTATTTAGTTCCACTGGGTTGGCCGTCATAGGCTTTATTGGCCTAGTAGGAGCTATCCTGTGGCTTCTGGCTGGATTTTACCCGCTAAACATTCATTTACCCAAATGAGTTTCTTTGTCGGTCTAGTGATTGTGGTAGTCGCTCTATGCGTACTACTTATTGACCGTAGTCGGCCAAAGTTATAAACAGATTTTATAAAATCTATTGACAACTCAGCATACGCTGTGTTATATTGTTGGTACAGTCATTCAAATAAATATGACTGCGCACACTAAAAAGAGAATCAACAAGATCAGTCGAAAATGACTGCAACGACAAGTTCAAGCATCATCTGATCTGAATCTCTACATCAATGCCGGTGCTGACAAGTAACCTGGGTGCGGCGGGTCAGTAAACGGAGCTTTAAAACGGCCGGCATCTTTGACATAAAACAAAAAGGACTACAAAATGATAACTAAACTAGCCGGGATAACCATTACAATCATAGCCCTATGGGCATTTATGACATTATTACTAATATAGGACAAATCTATGGGCGATAAAATACCTTACACACCATTTCATAAACGAGACAGCAAGTATTATTCCGATCTTGCTAAACGTCGTAAAAATCCGCACTTAACATTTAAGGATAAAGTACTGGCTTCTAAGGCCGGTAAGAAATCTAAACGAAAGGCATTAAATGACCACAAATAAATGCCCCCATACTACAGTCACTTGCGTTGCCACCAAAGTTATCAATGTTAAAGGAAAATTAATAATTGATATGGACTGGCCGACAGTCGAAGCCTACTGTGTCCAATGCGGTGCCGAGATACTCCCAGAAGATGTGGCCCTATACGACCAAAAGCATATTAACATTGGGATCCCCAAAGGTGTAGTGGACTCAACTGACCCAGACCGTAAAGCTAAAGGAGGTTCAAAATGACCCCTACCAATCCACCCCAATATAGTATAAGTGAGATATTAGAAAAAGGAATGATTGATTGTTATAAGGCGGGGCTAGACCATGGAATTACAACTTCTGAATATGGAGTTGGCATTATATTAGAACAACGAGAATTACCAGTATTATTGGCGGTAAACGAAGCCGAACAAGCCATAAACCAACTAATATACACCCAAGTGTTAGAGCTGATAGATAATGTAGACCCTACAGGTGCAAGCATAACGGCTAAACGTATTCGTGATAAGGCTAAAGCTAAATATATATGAGGAAGTGATGATAGTTAAATTTGGTAATCTAGTACAGCCTCGCCATAGTGAGGATCCTGAAAAACCAGAGGCTAAGGCTAAGATTGAAGAAATGATGCAGAAGCTACACGAAGCTGGGTTTGTCAGACAGGAAAATATTGCTAATGGAGTTAAGGAAGGTAAGTTTTATCATGTCTTTGATATGCCACATCAGATTGAATTTGGTGGTGGCAACCAAGAAGCACTGGAAATAATGAAGCCCTACAGTAATTACATGAAACCGATACAATTAGTCGGTCCTACGGAGATGACATGAAACACTTAGATAATAATGCTACCCAACCAGACCCCA